AGGTAGGCATTAGCTAAATGCTTTCGCTATTGCATCATTGACGATGCGGTCTATAGTGCCATTATCTATCAATCGCTGTGCAGCCTGCTCACCAGTGAGCCAGCGGCCTTGGTGTATGGTGGCTTGCTGATCGCCTATCACGTATGGTGCATAGTGCGCTGTGCTCACCACCATCACACTATCAACACTCTCACGCATCACATACATGCTCTTGGTGAGGTTTTCACTGCCTGCAGCACGGCCGCCGCGCACATATGGCACTTTAATCACGCCCTTGGATATCATTGCCATCACATACCTGCGCTGCTTTGCACTGACAAACTTTTGTGCACCCTGCTGTGGCAGTGGTGGGATGTTATCGAGGATCTCGCTAATCGCAAAGCCTGCCACTACCTCGAGCACATCCGTGGTGAGGCTGCGCATATCCTCGACTAGTCGTAGTGCTGCTGCATCTACCTCAATGCTATACGATGCCATCCAGCTCATCCTTATCGGTATCAATCGCCAGTTTTACGGTGTAGCCAAGTGCGGTGAATAGCTCTGCAAGTGATCGAAATGGATTATCACCAATTTCTGCATTACCAATATGCATATTCATAAAACCAAGCTCAGGCCCTGTGCCATCCATACGGCCTGTACGATTGTTGTAGTGATACTGCTCATCAGCCTTGGTAATATCGAGTGTAATCATTTGCTGTAATCCTTAATAATCTGCATAGCCAGCTCGAGTATGCTGCGATCCTTTTGCGTGCTATACTGCTGCACTCTATCAATGCTGGTGGTGAGAATCTCACTCCACTTGCCTACCTGCGACTGTGTGGCTGCTGGATATATACGATAAGCATAATCATTATCTGTAAGGCCTGTATATGTTTTATATCCTCTACTAATGGTGGTAGGCTTTAGGCCTTTTGTAGCTGCATCACCATATGCGTCAGTTTCTTTTACTCCATAGCCTAACTGGTGCTGCATAGCGTGCACTGTTTCATGCACTACTGTACTCATAGATGCAGTAGTGCTGATGCGCAGCGTTTTTGTGTCAGGCAAGTAAGTACCATAAGAGCTCCTATCAGTTTCTTTGGTTACTGTTATAGTGATAGGCGATCCATCAGCACGCTGTGCTGCCATACCTGTAGTGAGCTCAATAAATCGCTTTATTTCAGCATGTCTATTTGTCGGTATTGTGCTATCAAATGTTACTGTAACCTGCTGTGGATTATCACTTTGTAATCGTGGTAGCACTGCTCCAAATGTGTTGGCTCGCTCAGCAAATACCACTTTTCTCTGCTGCTCTATTTGCGCCTCTAATGTTTTTACATCTGTATATGCCTGTAATCGCACTGCCATATCAGTAGTGCTGTATATACGCTGCTCTGCTGCATCACGCTCAGTCTGTAAGCGTGTGAGCTCAGCCTGCGCAGCCTTGGCACTATCAGGCACTATATCAATCAATGCATCAATCATCTGAGCTGGTGTGCGCTGCAGCAGTGGCAGCTCTTGCTGTGGCTCAGGCACCTCAGGCAGTGCACTGGTATCGGGCTCAGTAATAAGTGATGGCATGAGCTGCAGGATAATCACACAGCGACAATTTACATGCGCAGGTGGGCCGTCAGGATATTTTGCAGCCCATACATCTTCTGTGGTGCCATCCAGCTCCTCTGCACACTCATCACACACCTCGAGATCATTGATGATGCGCCATACCCGCTGCGTGTTGATGCCACGCTGTGTGGCTAATCCCTGCAGTGCATTCATTTGCTGTGCGGCCGCGCGTGTGGGCTCAGTAAATGCGATGCGCTGCGCTCGTAAATCACCGAACATGCTCAAGGCATTGCGGATATCATCCGTGGTGTAGCCCACAGTGCTCTGTGCCTGCTGCACTACGCGTGCGATATAGTCGCGCTCAGTCTCGCTGAGATCCTGTAGAAATGGATTCCAGTAGGCTGATAGGTAGCTACTCTCTACCTGCTGTATTGCTTGCTCTACTAATTGCTTGCTCTGTGCATTTGGTATGCCTGCAATCGGTGTGACACGGTTTGCACCAGCTCTGAGTACTGCCTGTGCCACTTCCTCAGTGAGGATGTTACGCAAATCGGTATCAATGCGCGTGTAATCTCCAGCAGCAATGGCTGCGGCCGTGTCATCCACGCGCGCAGCCAGTTTATCTGCTATCAGCTTGTATACTCTGCGCTCATCAGGTGTGAGATCACTCAGCGTGAGCTTGAGCCACGCAAACAGCTGAGTTACATCAATTTTTTTTTTAGTGCCTTTAAGCTCGAGCTCTACATAGTCGAGCAGGTAACGTGGCAGTACATCACTCTCAAACGTGGTGCCTGCTGCAGTGCCTTTTGACTTGAGCCGCTTGAGTGCCTTGCGCTCAAACGCTCCAAGCTCTGCACTGCGCTTGGTGGCCAAGTCGTTAAGGCTCTCATCTATTACTGCATTACCACTATCCTCACTCACACCAGTTGCATCAGGCTGTGGGCCTGCCTGCTGTAATCCAAGTGCCTCGCTCACATCCTCATAGCCCAGTCGATACTTAGCCTCATCAAGGCTCATCCCTGCCTGCACCAGCTTAACCAAGCTATCAGCGCGCGCTGCCTCATCCGTTTGGAATACCGATAGCTGTTCAGGCTGAAAGTAGATTTTATACTTGAGTGGTGCGAGTAGCTGGCTATTGAGCACACGCTCATAAAATGCAAGCCGTGGCACAATCGTCTCACGCCAAAATGACTGCCTGTCACTATCAGCAGTGGCATAGTTTGCTGCACTCGCTTCGAGCATGGTGCGTGGCACACCAAACGTGGTGACGATGTTGGTAGTAGTGCGCTCTTGCAGTGCCACAAGCTCCAAATCCTTCAATGGGAATGTGATTACCTGCGCATTAACCTCACCACGGAAAAAGAATGTTTTAAACGCATTGCTGACATTCTCAGCGTAACGGCTCCACGATGATTTGAGCCGCTCATACTCAGGTGGCGTGATGCTCTTATCTAAGCTCATCACCAGTGCAGGCTGTGCACCATGCTCGAAAAATGCGCTACTAAATCGCTCGAGATAGTATGCCAAGCGTGCTGACTGCAGTGCTACCTGTGCGCTGCTTGTGCCTGCATGGATATCATCTTTTACTGATGGCTCTCGGAAATATACCACTTCATTGATAGTCCATGGCCCAAATGTGCGTGAGCCAATTTGCTGGCTAAATAGTACACCAGTCATGGGATCGCCATTGACAATGCGAGACTCATCAAACGTAATGCGTACACTCTGTGGCTGCAGATATTGAAAGCCATACAGCACACGACCACGCATTAAGCGCAACCAAAATGCATGACCAAATAAGAGCAACGCCTTTTCAGTTTGTTGGATTAGGCTCTCGAGAGGTGTCACAAATGGATAGTCTACATACACGTTACCACGCTCAAGCTGGTATGGCACTGTACCAAGTGCCTCAGCGCGTAGATTGACGGCTCGATGCAGCATAGGTACTTTCTCATACGCATCGAGCGTGTCATAGAGCTCTCCTGCCTTTTTGGCCACACTATACCAGCCAGGTATAGCCTCAATGGCTTTGTAATCCATAGCACCTATCCTCTATATAAAATCATATAGCGCACTGCCTGCACCAAGCATAGCCACAGCCCCACTCACTGCATCCACCATATCATCATGTTCACCATGGGGGAACGCCGTGGCCTCGTCTACAAACTGCCTTACCCATTCACCACCCACGATGCGCACCAGCCCACTCTCAGCGCGGGCCGCCCATGGCAGTGCGCGCTGTACTTTATCCTCACGTACTTTATAGCCCATTATGGCAATGTGTGCCAATTCAGGCAATCGCTGTAACTCCTGCACCACAGCGAGCCCATGCATGGCCTCTTCTACCACTTGTGTAGTATCGTGAGCCTCTTCACGCATGGTACTGATCATCACTCTGCGCACATCAGGCCATACGGCTTTCATACGGATGCCATCAGCGATATACATATGCTCATCATCAAACGCGACACGCACACTGGCTGTATAGTCTGCAGTCTGCTTGACGGATGCAGCGAGATCCCAGTAGCGCACCCACTGCAGGCCACTTGGTGCAGCATGCACTACCCGTAGCCACTCACGCTGTATCATGCTGCCATCGGTATAGTAAAACTTGCCCTCAATTTCACGCTCACGCCACTCAGTCGTATAGCGCGCCTCGAGATCATCCACAAAGCCTTCAGGCAGGTGAGGATTGCTGCGCGTGCTTGCAGTGATGAGCCCTGCAGTATCACGGCTGAACAAATCGTATACCCAATCCTGCCTATCAGGATTAGGCGTGGTGGTGAGCCAGCCGCGTGCAGGCTGTTTGCGTAGACGGCCGATCATGATGCGCCACACATCCTGATGCATCTGCGCTGCCTCGTCTAGCCAAAACCATCCGAGATTAGGCCCACGCAATTTATCAGGATCTTCAGCACTACGAAATAAAATCATGCTGCCATCACTGAGCACCCACTTTTTTTGGCTAAACACTTTGACGTGCTTATAGCCAATCTCCTTGAGTGCAGGGATGGTGGCATCCTCAAGCATGCGGTATGTTGGTGCGAGCACCATGCCTACGCTACGTGGTGGCATACGAAAACATTCGGCAGCACCTGCATAGGTTTTACCACTGCCTATGCCACCCACAAACGCGCGGTATTTGGCGGCATTACTCCAAAATGCTTGCTGTGGTGGTGTGCCTGTGAGTGCTTTCATGGCACTCTGTGCACTCTGCTGCTGGTGCAGCCTCAGCCTATTGTGCGCACCTCGAATGATGCTCATTCGAAGTAATCCCCACTGGTCTCTTGCTCAATGATGCGATCGAGCTCCAGTGCATGCGCACGCATGTCCATGCCGTATAAAATCGCCTTGGCTGCAGTGGCTAAATCGCTTGGCCGATAATTCATCTTATGCATGCGCTGCACAATCTCACGCGCCATGATACGGCCGTGACTGATGAGCTCATCACCGATCACCATCGCTTTATCACGATGCTCTGATACCTGCATACGATACTGCGCAGTGCGTCGCTGCAGCTCAAGATTAAGTACCATCTCATCATATTGCCTTGCACACTCCACCCATCCGTGATTCATTGACCATCTGCCAAACTGGCTCACATGCTTGCCAAGCTTTTCAGCCGTTTTTGCGATGGTGCGATTGACACCAAGCATCACATAGGTGACACGCGCTTCATAGGCTTGCGCACTTTCATTCTCATACTGTGGTAGCTCAATGTGTGGTGTTTGCTGCTGCTGTTCGCTCATGGCACTACTCCAGCTTGGTGGTGGTGATAAAGCGCAGGATGAGATTTACGATGGTGAGCGCATATGCAATATACGTGGCTTGCGCTTGGAGATCAGGCCACTGCATGATTGTGCTCAGGATGAGCGCAAGCAGTGTGAGCACGTTGATCCAAACAGTCTTACTTTTGTACCATGGTTTCATCATTAGCCCCCCATCACATAGCGCAGCACCAGTGGCACTGCAAAGCTAATAAACGTTATCACATACATAAAGCCAGCCACTTTGCGCTCGAGCTCAGTCACACGGTTATCGAGCTCGATAAATCGCTTATCACCAGCCTCGAGCCTGCGCAGCACTTGGTCTACTTTCTCTTCAACTCTCGCAAGCTTCACCTCAAGTGATTCCACCATTATGCTCCTCTCAGTCGCTGTGCGATATCTGCTCTCACTTTATCCATGTCAATCATCCTACCTGGGCATGATTTTGGGCTTGGCACCTCTCGGTGCCCCATCAGTGTGCGCTTGCTCACCTCAGTGATGCCACGCCACTGCATGAGTGCCACTACCACATCATACACAAGTGCCTGCTGCACTGCACTCCATGGCTTTGCATCAAATGCACCTACTACCTCGATGCCCCATGTAAAGCTGTTCGCACCTGCAGCATGCACACCTGTCTCGTTGAGTGCTGTCATCTGCCATACACCGTTAGTGGTAGTGTTTGGTGCATGGCAGGCAAGAAACAAATGCGGCCCTGCCTGCCAGCCAAGTTGCGTATAGTATGCCTGCATGGCTTGCATTGAGCGCACACCACGCCACTCAGTGGTATCAGGCCGTACAGTATGATGCAGCACAATCCCTCTGCACCATGATGCGATGCGTGGATCATAATTTGCTAAGTGTGCGCGCAATGCCTCTGCTGTGGGCCACTGTCGGATATCACTACGAAATGGCATGGTATACCTCACTGCTCACTACTCATGGTTATACCATACTGCTCTATTGTTTTCTACTGTGAGCCACTGGCTCCAGCATGGCTGGCTGGCTGTCCAGTGCTGCCATCCATAGCCATCACTCCACAGTCGTATAAATGCTGTGTACTGTGTGGTAGGCTCCCACTGCTCAGCGTGATCCATCCCCATGAGCCACAGTGCAGTACTGTCGTTGAATTGCCATGCACCACCATCAGCAGTGGCACTGCGCGCTGTCCAGCTGTACGTGCCATAATTCCAGCCATCACCACTCTCACACGATGCAATGGCCATAGCCTCGCGCGTGATGGTGATTGTAGATGCATGGCAGGTACCTGTGTGACACACCAGTGCAATAAAGAGTGTGATGAGTATGCTCATATCCTGCCTGCTTTGCGTAGTATTTGCGCAGCTTGCTTGCGTGTGTATTGTCCACGCCTTGGTGTGATACGCCGTGGCTCATATAGTGCATCTTGTGCTTGTTTATTCCTTCGCATCTCGCGCTTGTAGCGTGATCGCAGCATGGTGCCATTGCGGTATGCCATGATAATACGCATCATATCGACATGCAGCATAACGCCTTGCGGTATGAAAAATCCACCAGTATGCTCTGTCATCACTTCACCACTTTCTTTATCAGTGCCACCAAATCATAGATATACATCCGTACATCAGGATCAGGTGCAGGTGTAGGCCACGATACAAAGCCAAGCCTATACAGGTAATTGATATCTTTGATTTTCTGCCACACCAAATCTGCTACCTGCTGTGGTGTGAGCAGCTGGCTCACCTGCTGCTGCAGTGCCTGTATCTGCTTGGCCTGTGCGCTGAGCTGTGCCTGCAGCTCTTGCGTTTTACTCTCTGCAGCAGTCGCGCGCTCATATGCGCTGCTTGCCATCGCTTGAGCCTGCTGTGCTGTGCGCTGTGCAGTCTCAATGGATAACTTGAGCCCTGCTACCTGTGCCTCATTCACATCCACGATAGTGCTGCTTGGCTCATCGCTTGGATCAATGTAGCCATCAATCTTGATATACCACTGCTGCCACTGCGCATCAGTGTACAGCAGGTACAGCTCCTTATGATCCACCATCAAACGGCCTGAGCCATCTGCACTAAAAAACAGCTGCTGTGGTTTGCCACTTGGTGCAGTGCGAAATACATATATTCCCCATGGGCCACCAGCTACTAAGCGGCCGTAAATGGTTTGGTATACGGCTCCTGTTTTGTCTACCACCATACTCCACTGCTGACTAGGATAGTTTGGGTATACGGCTGGTGGTCTTGTCTTGCTCATCGTGCTAACTCCTTTACACGCTGTATCATCTGCTCACGTTGCGCAGTGGTGATATCACTGCGATAGCGCACCTCATAGTATGGCATGCGCCGCCTCATCTCATCTGCATACTGTCCAATTATATAGAGCGTATCGAGTGTGTCATCCTCAATTAGTCTAATCACAAGCCCACTTTGTATTATGGTATCTGTCTTACTCATTGCAGTACTCCTATTACTCGATACGCTTCATCTACACTGCGCACATAGTGTGCGCTGCCTCTCCATAGTGTATGCCACTCTGCTTGCCTCGATGCGGTGCCAGCCTTGGTGTAGCCTCGAGGCGTTTTAATTTCCATCAGGTAATTGTGGCCACGATATCCCACAAGGATATCAGGCACACCACCACCCACTGCAGCGAGATCGCAGACTGTGGCACCTACCTCACGGAGTGCTGCCACAATTTCATTATGCACGCTATCACGCCTCACCCTCTTGGTAAATGCCATGTAAATACTCCAGTAGTGCAGCCCACTTGGGATGCCAGCTATGTGCCTGCAGCCATTCTATAAACGGCTCACGTAGCCACACATTTGGCCGTATGCGCACTGGCTTTGGCAGCCCATTGTGCACATACGCATGGTGCAGGCTCCTGTACACACTCATATCATACTGCTCAATCACTGAGCCCACGATGTATCTACTGCGCTGCAGATGCCTGATGTAATCTGCATACGGCCCGCGCGCACCTGCATACAGCAGGTAGCTATGGAGTGCGAGGTATCTTGCCATCTGCTCACGATCATAGATGCGGCCTGTCTCGATGCGTAGCACTGGCTTTGGCATGTGTCTCACTTGATACTCAGTGCAGCCTGCAATCTGCCTCAGCTCAGGTGTGGTGATGTAGTCGCGCATTGCCTGCGCATAGATATCACGCACCCATGGTGCAGCCTGCTCGATGGTCTCATACAGCCTGAGCACATTCCCACGCTGCAGCCATGCAGTGGCCTCATCATGGTTTATGTGGATGCGGCCTGTTGGTGCGTGCAGGTGTCCATCATGATGTGCCAGCATGTTGCGCAGCACCAGTGGATCTATCGCGCAGTCTGCTGCAAACTGGTTCATGGTGTAGCCTATGCACTTCTCAGCACTGAGCCCGAGGTGACGGATGCGCCAACGCACTGCAGTGGCCGTGGTGCCAAGGTGTTTCGCCATGGCTGTAGCACTCCTGTGGTAGGCATTGAACACCACGTAATTGTCATCCCTTTGTGACCATTGTTTATTGCGATAGCGCAATCCATAGCGGCGCATCCAGTGGTATATGCTTGCCATGCTGACACCATGCGCTGCTGCTATCTGCTCTACACGCATACCAGCCTTGAGCTGCTTGGTTAAATACGCCTTATCTTGATACTGGTGCCCATATCTACTCATGTGTATCACCCTGTACTAACTTCACGGTTTTAATGTGCGTATATACACGCTTGAGATCACGTTGTATGCGCATGCACGTAGCCACTGCATCGCCTTTCTGCATGGTGCGTGCAAGCATGCGCACAAGCTTGTCACGCTCTTTTGCACGCTCAAGGCTTTTCTCATACGGCTCATACACTGGTGGCTGAGCCAGCTGCTGCTGTGCTATCCAAATGTTAGACCAACGATCCATATCCTCATCACTGAGTGCCTCGATGTGCGCCACGAGATCCTGCTGCAGCATGTCTGCACGCGCCGTGAGCCGT